CGACCGGCAGCAGGTGCGGCAGGTCTTTCCAGTTCAGCGTGCCGTCGTCGGCCGCTTTGAGAATGCTCCGTCCGGTCGCGTCGACCAGGTCGATGACCTCTTCGACGTTCTGGATGTCGAGCTTCTCGCCCTTCTGAATCCTCTCAACGAGTGTTACGCCCATGGCGTCTCCTTATGGCTCAACGGAGAGGTAGCAGGCTCCGCGAGCTTTCCGTATATGGTCATCATTGTCGTTATACAGGTCCACCGAGTTACCCTCTGTCCCAAAACGCAGATCGGTAGATGTCTTGATCTCAAACACAGCTACAGCGCCTGTGTTCTGAGCAGATGCTAACAGAGCCATAGTCGTTGAAGTGTTGATCTGACTCGGATTGGTGATAGATGTGGCAAAGCAAAAGACCACCGTCCCATCTGGGAAATCTTCGGACGAGTAAATATTCAACGAGCTGTTTGGGTAAATGCCGGAAGCGATCTGTCTTGACGCTAGATACTTACCCTTCAGGACACCGGTGAAGTCTTTTACTCCACTGATCGACTCGTTTCCAGTCGTTGCCACTTTTCCATCGAGCTGTGTCTGGATCGTGCTGGCGGTTGAGATGTCTCTGAGCTGCTGAAACTCTGTGTTTGTCACAGAGCCGTCTCCGAGCTTCACGGCATCTATCCCAGTAGCAACTTTGACGTTCGTAACGGCATCGGCCTCAAGCTCTGAGGTATCCACAGCGTTCGGGGCAATCTCAGACTTATCGACCGAGTTGGCGCCAAGATCGTCTGAAGTGATCGAATTGTCAACGATCGTACCGCCAATGCCGCCAGATACTGAGCCGGTGTCCATCTTATCGGCTGTGATAGCATCGTCTGCGATCTGATCAGTGTCGACCGCACCATCTGGTATACGGCTGCCGACCTGGTCGTCAGAGTTGGATGGCTGGCCGAGAGCCACCCAGTACGTGAACACTGATAAGAGTATGATCAGAAGACTACGCATAGAGCATCACCCTCCATCCTTCGGAGCTGTTGATGTATTTGAACTTCGCACCCGAAGCGGAGCCGCTCAGGGTGTAGTCGCTCGCTGCACCGTTGATGTTCTCGCCGTTGCGACCAACGGTGAGGTTGTTGCTCCCCCACGAGCCGGTTGCGTCCGTGATCTCACAGACGTCGCCGTAGGTCGGTCCTGCCGGCAGGTTCATCGAGAAAGCACCACCCGAGGTGTCGGTGTCGGCGTGCTCCCACCGCTTCATGGTGTGGCCGGCGGCCGAGACCAGCACGCTCTGGCGCTCGTTTGGATTGACGGCGATCGCCATGGCGGCAGACGACAGGACGATCCTGATCGGATTAGCCGACGAAGGCGAAAGCCCTGAGATGTCTCCACGAAGCTCGCGAGCCGGCGCCGGGCCGATTTTTATGTAATCACCCACGTTGCTGATGTCCACCCAGTCCACGCCGTCGTAGCGCTGGATGATCATCGCGACTGGATGCTCGGCCAAGTTTGTGGCGATCGGCGTCGCCGCCAGGTTCGGGTCACTGGTAAATGTCCGGTCAAACCTGTCGACAGGAATCACGGTAGGCGTCACGCCGAGGTTGATCAGCTTTACCGTGACCGTATCGGTCAGGTTCAGTGATGAAAAGTCGTAGTCGACCGAGTTCTCATCTTTGTCCGTGATCCAGCTGCCCGCGTCGAACTGATACTCGTCCGTGCCGTCGTTGTAAAAAGCGACCCAGAGCTGGTCGTTGACAGGCACGTTCTTGTTATGGGTGATCGTACCTGTGGCTCCGCCGTGGCCCGTGACCGTCGCGGTTGCCGAGTATGCGACCGGACTGACCGCGATGACCGCAGGGTCCATCCGCATCTTCGGCGAGCTGCCAAACACCGTGTCCGACCACGCCCCTGTCGCCCTCCGAACGTAACCGAGGTAGTGATACCTGCTGCGTGAGACGTCTGCGGGACCATCGGTCAACAGCACCAAGTTTGCTTCCTGAATCGGGTACAGATCACGACCGTAGTCGGTGAGGGTGGTCGGGTCGGTCAGCGTGTTCTCATCGATGTAGAGATAGTAGGTTGTGTCGTTGACCGGCGAGGATTCGAGGTTGTCGAGATCGATCGCCAGGTCCTTACCGAAGTCGCCCTCAACCGTCCCTGCACCGTCGTAGGTAGCCAGCTCACGGTTCTTGTTGTCAATAAAGCTGCCGCCTTTGATGACCGTCGCGCCGTCCGTGCCGACCGACTGCACCTTAAACGACGAGTCGCCCGACGCCCCTGGCTTGAACTGACTCGCGGTCGAGTCCCAGACAATCGTCTGTCCTTCCTCGGCAGGTGTCGAAAGGTCGACGTCTGTCATCTCGGCAAGGCCGATCGGGTCTTGAAGGACGACCAGCGAGATGTCTTCAGCCGAACCGGTGTTGTTGGTTACGCGGATCTGGGTCGTCAGGTTGCCTGGCGTCGCCTCGATCGTCCAGTTCGACAGGTCGGTGACCTCGGTCAGCTCGCCGGTGGCGATCACCCTGGTGTACAGGTCAAACCGGAGATCGTCAAAGGCACACTTGAAGTTGTGCTCGAAGTCAACGCTGGCGCTATCGGCCAGGCCGTCCTCCGTGAAGTATCGAGCGTTGGTGTTATCGCCGATCTTGATGAAGAGGTCCTCCACATCCGAATGGAGAGCCGCTCCACCGGCAGTGCCAAGCGCCGGATGGTCAAGTAGCAGGCGTGATACAATAGTCATGGATCATCTCCCGAATATGGCGTAGTTGATCTTTTTTTCACCTTCGAGGCGTGGCTTCTTCTTCACCGACCCGTCGGGAAAGACAAAGTAATTGAACTCCCGAGTGACCAACTGCATGCCTTGCAACCTGTGAACCGGCTTGACCGTTCCCCTGAAGTTTCCGGGCATAGACGCGAGGGCCATCCACTTGAAGTTCACAAAGTCGTGGCCGTCACACTGCGCAAGAGCACGGACGTCACTGGGGTCGTTCCTGTTCTTGCCTTCGACACACGCCCTGACCAAGCCCTCCCTCATCTGTAGGTGAGCTTTCAGCTCGGGCGAGTTACCCGGGCTTGACCATTTCCCGTACTTTGACGGGCGGTTGGCGAAGTCAAACCTCCACCTAATGTCGTAAAACGCAGGAGGAGGTTCCCGGTACTGGGTCGGGTGAATGATCATGATCCCTCACGCCGTGAACGAATAAGCGATCACCAGTTCCCATTGCAGGATGCCACCTTCGATTTCATCCGTCCTGAGGAAAAACCGCAGGCGAGGATGTGCGCGGTCGCCATAAAGGGCCGCTTCGGCTGCATCCACCGTGTAATCACGGCCGATTGTGCCTTGCACCGCACCGGTCGGAGCAATCTCCGTGCCAGTGTTCTGAGCGTTCGACATGGCGTCGGCCAGCATCGGGAACGCGGTGGCCAAGTCGCGACCGTCACCGGCTGCAGCACCACCGTTGTCGCCGTAGATCTCCTTGAGGCCGCCGGCCCTGGAGCCCAGGAACTGGTTCGCAGTCGACACGTCCCAGTCCATGTCGATGTGCAGGCCGTTCCCGTTGCCGTCGATGTTGTTCGCGATCGCGGCGCCCATGGTGTCGGCGTTGCCCATGTTGAGCAGCTTAGTGAGGTCAGCGGCAGCGCTGTTGGCACCACCGTAGGTAAAACCTGTGCCCACACCATACTGCTGGACGAAGGTCTTTACGTCAGTCACCGGGTCGATGGTCGCATCGTGCCGGATGAAGACGTCTTTGTGACCGGTATTCGCGGGCTGAGAAACGACGGGCGCGTACTGACCATTGATGCACGCTCCCATGTCGATGCCCGCTCCGCCTCCTTCGAGCGCTTCCGCATAGTTTGCGCCATTCCAGGTTTCACTGACTGTTAAAAGTACTGTCATCGTTTCACCTCGCGTCTTACTAGGTTTCTTCACTTATGGTAGCCGAATAACCACCGACTGTGCCAGCATAACCGGGTGTATACCCAGGGTAAGGGACCAGTGCCATCAGCCACTTTTTCGAGACAACTTTCAGACCTACGGGATCGTACCCAACGCTTCTCCACATGGCCGGAACGTTCTCAAGGATCGTACTACCGATCTGCACGTCCACGAAGGAGAATTCGCCGATGTCTTTGAGCATCGCGCGCCAGGTCAACTGCGTGTCCACGATTTCAAGCGACGAGGAAGCCAGGCGAAGGATTTCGGTAACCTGATTCACCACGTCCGTGGCCACATAAAGGTTCGGAAACACAATCTCTTTCGCTATCCGCTTGTTGACTTGTGTGATCGCCGCCGAGTTACGATAGACAGGCGTTTTCCTGACTTCGTCTTCCACGTCGGGGTGATAGTTGTACTTGCCTTGAGCCGCGTTGAAGTTGTTCCTCTCGTCCACGGACGTCTGGAAAGAATTTCGGACAACGTCCCAATTTTTGACCGTGTGGCTCGGCGACGAGTTCCAGTCCTCGAAGTGCAGGCTGTTGATCTGGATCTTTAGATCGCGATTGATGAAAGCTTCGAGTCGGACCTGTTCCAGCATCGACAGGGCGTAGGTCAGCGCCGACTGCGTCGACCCTACCCAGACACGCGACTTGATTGCCGAGATGGCCGACTGAGCCGGTGTCGACTTGTCGCGGTACGTCGCCCAGGACGTGTCGAAGTCGCCGGCCACCGCCGCGCCGTAGGTGAGAAGGATATCCCTGGCTTGCCACACCAGGTTGTCGCTGTATGCACCAAGGTCTTTACCTACGACGTTTACCAGAAAGATGTCTGAGGACGTGAACTCGTAGGGGCCACCGTCAACCCAGGTGCCACCCTGGTCGACGTCGAACTCGTTGTTGTTGCCACCGATCAGGGTGATCGACCCAGAAGGGACGTTGTAATAGGTTTCGCCCCTCTTCAGATACACCTCCCCCGTATCGAACGACGTGAGGGCGTTCTCTGACACCCTCAGGCGGGGTTTTCGACGTGAGGCGGCAGGATCCGCGACGACCTTGTGGTCACCAGATCCGGCGGAGGTCGAGTTGATCGACGCGCCCCCGGGGGTGGTGGCCAGCTCGAACGTGTTGACGCTGGTGACTTTCACGTAATAGGTGGTACCGGTGGAGAACGGATTCGGCAGTGCGCCGCTGGTGGACAGGTGCACCGGGTCGTCATCGTCAAGGTCGTGGTCGGTCAAGGTAAAGACGGCCGGGGTCGCCGGGCCGCTGATGGAGGTCAGCGCCTTTTCGGCAAACGTCACGAAGGGGTCGTTGCCGTTGACGACGTATGCCGGGACGACCGCGGGCGCAGGATCGTTCTCGACGGTCCAGTCGCCGTAGATGATCGGGAGTATCTTACCGATATTCCTCTGCTCGATCTTCGGGTAGGAGTTCTCCGTCAGGACCGTCTGAGGGAAGCTCTGGTTGAGCCGGTCATAGTCGTCGCGGGCTATAACGATGACCGACTTGACTGTCCTCTTGAAGCCGCCGATGTCGGTGATTTTCCCTTTGAAAATCGTCTTGTACGTGGACGCTTGCTCGGCCAGGCCGATCTTCACTTCGACCGATTTGCCGATCCAGCCGCCATAGTTCGTACCCCCGGGAAGGAACTCATTGAACCGACCGTCGACGTTGGACAGCTCCAAGCGGAGGACGGAAAACTGCAGTTCGCTGGCCAGCCACTCGCCGACGGTCCTGCCGATCACGGGGAAGTTCAGGAGCGCCTCGTAGAACGTCGACCCGACGTATTTGTTGCGATCGGACGCGTAGATGGTGCCAGTCGGGGATTCTATCTCGACCACCGCCTCAAGTCGGCACTCCAGATTATCGTGACAGTCGTCCAGCAGATCCTGATCCAGGACCGTGGCTGTCAGATAAGGCCTGCGATCGCTCCCACTCATAGGCTCTCGTCCAAATCCACCGTGAGGTCAACTGTGTTGGCGGCATCGGCACCCAGGTTCCTGTGCGTCTCCTGAGGGATATCCACCAGCTTGGCGAACACGGCGAACCGTGTCGGGTCCTGCGGATCGGGAATCCACAGGCATTTCAGTGTGGTACGCTTCTCTTCGAACAGGTCAAGAAGGGCCTCGAAGTTACCGCCCGTGTACTCCAGGTTCCTGAACTCCAGCGACACCTTGCGCTTGATCGACCGGTCATTGGCGACATTCGTGAAGCCCTCGGTCGGCACCTTGTCGGCGAAATGATCCCACTTCCTGGGTATGGTATCGACGAAGCACTCGCCTTGGAAGATCACTGATGTACCAAAGACGACCGTACCTATCTCCAGGTAATCGTTCGGGTTTGTCGAGTCGTTGATCAACATCCGCCAGTACCGCGACTGCTGCGTCGGTGCGGTCGGTGCGACGTAGAACGCGTTCCTCGGGCTAGGCGTAATGGAAAACGACTGCTCGACCGGCGAGAAGGTCGGGCTGTCCGAGCCCTCAACCGTGATCGTGGCCGACGAGGACAGGTTGTGGTTCAAGATTCCGAACGTATCGACGTCGGTCCCCTGCGGGATGATTTCGGTGTCGCAGGTCAAGATGACCGCCTTTACGCCGCTGGCCGAACGCCAAACCTGCTCTACGATGTCCGTATTGAGGTTGTTCGGACTGAAATCGCCCGCCATCGTGCTGGTAGACGTCCAGTTTGTGCCAGAAGTGCCTCGGCTTGGGAATGAGCAGAGTATTCTCAGCAGCTTATCGTTGTAAAGGACCAGCCGCGTCTGCATGCCCATGTGCAGCGACCGGAACCGATTGACTTCCATCCCGACCGGAACCGTCTTCTCGATTCGCAGCAAGACCTCAGCGCCGAACACCTTGATTTGGTCCACGATCTGGCGCTGGACCTCAGTCCCGATCGACCGCTCCTTGAACAGGACCCGCTCGACTTCCATACCGATCGCACGCTCGCGATCCTGAATCTGCCTCAATACTTCCGCACCGATCGGGTTCAGTTTGTCTACGATCTGCCGCTCGACCTCGGACGCGACCTCCTTCGGCTTGATCAGTACACGGTTGACCTCCCATCCCATGGAAGCGCACATGCCTTCGGATAGGTAATGGCCTTCAAGGTACGGCTGTTCGAGGTACCCGAGACCGGAGCACTGGAAGTGTGCTATCGACTTGTCGCGCCGGATCTCCATAGCTACCGGCTTGAGTTGATTGAGGATTTGGCGGTTCACCTCTGAGCCGACTCCTCGAGGCCGGTCAAGAATCGAACGCGCCACCTCGGCACCGACCGGTTTTTGACCGCCGGGCTGCCGCAACGTCTCCGCACCAATGGGGACCTCGGTGTCGACCACCTGCCGGTTGACTTCCATGCCGATCGACCGTTCGGCACCGGTCTCGCGGAACACTTCCATCCCGACCGGCTTGTCGCTCTCGATCGTCAGCTCCGTCTCCATGCCGATCGGCAGGAGCTTGTCAACGATCTGCCGTTCCACTTCTGCACCAATGGGTTTGTCGCTGTCGATCGTTCGCTCGACTTCTGCACCAATGGTGCGCTCCCGGTCTTCGATGAACCGCTCGACCTCGGAGCCGACGGGAACATTTTTGTCAATCTGCCTAAGAACTTCCGCACCGACGACCTTCTGCCGGTTGACGATCTGGCGCTCGACACCCATACCCCAGGCGTACAGACCGGTGTCACCTAGGTACTTATCCTCAAGGTATGGCTGAGTAAGATACCCCAAGAAGGTCGGATTTGCCATGCTACGCCCTCACCCCTGCAGCCGACAGGATGAACGCCCCGTCGAGGGACGCACGTCGGAACTCGTCTTTGATCTGCGGCATCAGCCGCTGACGGACAAACGTCTCGTCGATCGGCTGCGTCGTCTTGATGTCCAGTGATATCGAGATGTTGGTGTCTCCACCGACGGTTTCGCCTCGGTTGATCCGGGACATGGTTTCGACACCGACGGCGCTGACGGCGTCGCTCTCAACCACGAACTCGCCCTGCTTCAGACGGCCCACACCGTCACGGGGTACCAGGCCACCTTTGTGGTATTCGCCCAAGTCGATCGCGAGGGTACCGGGTGCAGCGATGCGGACAGCTTCCGCCGTCGAGAACGGGTGTGTGCCAAGGGCAGTGTCGAGTCCCGAATCCAGCCGGTTGGCCATGAGCATGTTTCTGATGCCCTTGGTCAGCTCATTGAGCAGTCTGTCCTTAAACATCTCCAAGGTCGGAAGCAAGCCGAGATCAGCCAGGACGTCCTTCATCGCTTCCCAGCCGGCTTCGACGCCACGCCAGGCATCGGTGGCGATCCGCGTGGCAGCCTGCTTGAGGTTCTCGGCTGACACCTGCGTCCAGTCGATCTGTGTCGGATCGAGCTGGCTGAAGTCGATCGACCCCCAGTTGATGTCGTTGAGGTTCCCGACGCCCAGCGTCTCAAGGAACGCGCCCAGGTTAAGCTTCCTGGGACCCGCATCGAGGATCGTCTGCACGATCTCTCGGATGAACGGGATGTCCATCTTCGACCGCGGGATCACCGCCTCCCCCGGAGACAGCAGAGCCAGGATCCGGTCATTCAGTTCGGAGTCGCCCGACACCTGAGCGGTACCGCCAAGGATACCACCTTGAGCAAAACTGACGAACGGTATATTGATGCCAAGGATGCCTTCGACAGTTCCCGGCTTTGTGAAAGCCTTAGACGTGTCGAAGATGCGGTCGAACAGGTTCAGCGGGTTGAGTTCGTTCAGCATTTTGGTTATGTGCTTGCCGTCAAATGCTGTCTTGAAGGCATTCCAAATTCCCTTGCCCAAATCCTTGAACAGCGAATCGTCGAACACAGCCTTCAGCCCGTTCCAAATGTCTTTGCCTAACTGCTCGAATGAGAACTCGCCGAGCGCGCCCGACAGGCCGTCCCAAATCTGTTGACCCCAATCGGCAATGGACGATGCAGCTTCGACCAAATTGTCCCAGATAGTTTGACCGAGAGTTCCGATCTTCTCCCATACGTCGTTCCAGATCCCTTCGAGAGCGCTCCACCACTTCTCAATCTCGGTCCACACTGACTTCCAGATGCGTTCAAGCCAGTTCCAAAACTCCTCGAACTTCGACCACACACCGTCCCAGATTCCCTGCAACCACTTCATGGCCTTGTTCCACATCTCCCAAAAGATGTTAATACCTTGCCGGAAGCCGTCGGCCACCTGGTTGGCGATCTCCTTCGCGTCCTGTGCGGCTTTTGCTTGCTGCTGGAGATCCAGAACAGCAAACAGCTCGGACGCAGCGCCGGTCAGCGTACGGCTGAGGTCCTTGGCTGCCTTCTTGATCCCTTCGGTGTCAATGTCCAGCTTGAAGCCTTTGCCGGTGAAGAAGTTGCGAAGCATCTCGACCAACTGCTTGCCGGCCTCGACCACACCTGCGATCATTGCTTTCGGCAGCTCGGTCCACATCACTTCGACCATTTTCAAAGCGATGCGCGGCGACTCGGCGACCATGAACTCCATCATGGCCATCCAGATTTTCGGCTGTCGTGTGATCCAGCCGGTAACAAACGACTCGACGATCTCGGGAATACGGTCCATGAACCGATCCATGATCTCGGGCAGACGTTCCATCAAATCGACGAAGGCGTTCGGGAGCGTCTCGGCAACCGCAGTCAGGATCTCATCGACGATCTCCGGAACGGCTTCGAACAAATTCGGAATGTAATCGCGGATATAATCCTCAAGGGCTCGACCAAGGTTGCGCACCGACTCAAGCAGCACTTGAGGAAGGGCGGTGATTTTGTCGAAGATGCCGGCGACCTGGTCGATCAGACCGGGGATGGCATCGAGCAGCCCGTCGACCGCCTGGACGATCGCGCCGACGCCGCTGGCGATACCGCCAACCATGGACAGCGCACCTTGGGTCATAATGCCAGAGATGTCGGAAGCCATGGACGCGCCCATCTTCGCGAACTGCTGGAACTCGGGTGACGGTGCTCTCTGCTTTGTCAGCTCGGCACGTTCCTTCAACAGCTCGATCTGGTCCTGAAGCGCCTCTTTGCCTGCTTCGTCCAGTTCGAGCAGATCAGTTTTCGCTTTCAGCTGATCAATGATCAGATCCGTTTCGGCGTCGATCAGCTCTTGCTGCGTCATCGAGTCGGCTTGCATCTGGAGCATCAGCTCCTTATTGCCCGCCAACAGCTCGTCGAGGTTTCTCTTACGCAGCTCGGTCAGCTCCTTCTCGCCCGCGATCGCGGCGAGCTGACGCGCCTGCTCGACTAACCCTTTGCCTTTCTCGTCGAGGAGGCCGGCAAGTTTCAGCTGCTCCTCCAGGTCGCTGATCTGCTCTTGCGCCGCTTGTGCGCGAGCGCGAGCCATCTCTCCCTCGGTCGCACCGATCAGCTCGTTGCTTTTCCGGAGGTCAACAACCATCTTGTCCAGCGTTTCGTATGCCTTCTTGCCTTCTTCCTTGATCTGCTTGAGCGATTTGCCGAGGTCGTCGGTCGAATCGGTGAGGCTCTTGACGTCTTGATCGACCTCGCGCACCTGCTCGGACATCCGCTCCATGACGGTGTCCGACGTGTCGCCGATTGCTTCAAAGGCAGCGGTCGCACCGATCTCAAGCTCACTCTGGAGGCGGTTGATGTCGTCGGTCGCACCTTGCACCTTGGCCGCAGTGTCGTCACTGAACACGCCAAGCAGGTTGCCAAGCTGCACAATGGAGTTTGCGAACTCGGTGAACCACGCACCGATGCTGACGAAGTTGGCCGCCAGCTGCTGGATGGCACCAGCCAGGATGTTGCCGATGTCATCGACAAACGAGATGATCGTCTTACCTGCTGCGACGATCGTATCCTTTGAATCCTTGAGGAACATGTCGAACGCCTGCACCTCGGAGTTGGCTTCCTTGTACACCTCGCGCAGGTTGAAGATTTCCACCGATAGGTCGCCGAACGTCTCCATCAGGTCGCCGGTCGAGTTCTCCAGGGCCTGAAGTGACCCGGCAAACTCCTGCGCCTCGTTCGCGGCGAATCCGGCAAACTTCTCGGCGACCAGGTCGATGCCTTTACCCATCTTCAGTTCTTCGGCGGTGAGGTTGGCCAGCTCGGGGACGAGCTTCTTGACTTCGCCCACCTCTCCGGAGAGCTGCGACAGCAGGGCCTCGAACGCCGGCTGCAAGCCCTTCTGCGTGACGGCGTTCAGATTGACGGACGCCTCGATCAGGCTTTTCGTCTGGTCGTCGGTCAGACGCATGGCCTTCGCCATCGAAATGAACTCGAGTCCGACTTCGTCGCCAAGGTTTGCCGTCACCTGAAGCTGAGAGGCGTACTCCTTCCAGCTCTTGAACGACTCGTTGGTGAATTGCTGCGTGGCCTTGAGAGTGTTCAGCAAGCGGCGTTCGGCAGAGTCCTGGATCGCGAACGCCTGGACCGTCTCGTCGATGACGCCCTTCATCGCGCTGTAGGCTTCTTTGACGACGTTGATGGTCGCAGACAGCTTGAGCATCGCCGCGCCGGTGTCGCCAGTCTGCTTCGCGGTGTCCTTCGAGGACTTAGTGACGTCCTTCAGCTCGCCGCGCATGGCGGCCAGCTCGTCGGTGATGCCTTCGATGGCCTCTGCCGACTTCTTAGTATTTGCGGAAATGTTTATGAGGAGGTCTTCTGTGGTTACTGGCACGGTTTCTCCCCATCACCTTGTTTACGAACTGCTGATGTTCGGCCTTTAAGCCACCGCCGCCGCCGAGGACCATCCGGACCTTATCGTTGAAGGTAACACTATCCAGCTTCGGTATAAACCAGCTAAGCAACTCGACAAACCAGTCCGGCTGGTCCTCGATCGCTCCCTCCTTTAGCATAACACCCGTTTTGGCCGAGATCATCAGTATGCGGAACAGCCGGTTAATAGAGGAGTCTTTCAGGACTTTACCAGGACAGAACCCGTACAGCTCACCGGTTCGACGAACGTAGACGGGAAAGACAACCGGGTCATCCTTCTCGGTAAAGTCCCACCTGTCCTCTTCACAGCGCCGCGCCCGCTTGGTCGCTTCCGGGCATTTGCTGCAAGTAAAGCACCGATCCTCCAGCTGTGAAGAATCGGTGTACACGAGTTCCAAAAGAGCCGTTAGCTTTTTTTTACATCGGCCGGGTTAGCGAATTTCTTTAGGTAATTCTGTCTGCCGGTCGCGAGGTTCTTGATAATATTCGCTGAGTGGAACTGCTCGATGATGTGGCTCTGGACCAAGCCGTCACCGGTGAACTTCAGCTTGATCCGCTTCTCTTCGGGCACGTAATCCGGGTATTTGATGTCTTTCAGCGTCGCCGCGACCTCAAGGTGCAGATAGCTCATCCCCAGAGCCACGGAGTCTCCGTCCGTCTTCACGCTCAGTTTTTTGTCTTCGATTTTCAGCGCGTGCTTTTCCGGGACGTGCCTCTTCATGACGAACCGAGACGGTTCCTCGCCTTCTTTGAACTTCAGCAGCGACTCGTCAAGTGTCTGAAGATACTCCTGATACTCTTCCGGCGTGACGTCGAGAGCGCTGTCGATGCCGATGATCACTTCGAGGTCGCCGTGTTCGAGGATGTTGTCGGTGGTAAAAGGCATTTGTACTACTCCATGGTATTACCGTTCGTCTATACCATAGCGCAAAAGAAAACCGGAGTCCAGTGGACCCCGGTTTGTGACGCTTACGAAAAAGGAGTAGTCGGAACCCTGGTCTACTTATATTCTGCCGTGATCTCGTCGCCAGCGTCAAGGGCGGTCTGCTGACACAGGCCGCTGAAGCTGACGGGCACGCTGCCGGTCGCGGGCGTCGGGATGTTCGGCGTTTCGAAGTCGACCTTCGGCATGTCGAGATCGAAGTGACGACCGGTTGCCGCACCCAAGATCAGGCCGAGCACCTGTGCTTCGAAGTTCTGGATATCCTGGAAGAACTTGTGAATGTTCTTGTCCAGGTTGGCTTCGACCGTGACCGCCGCAGTGAACCGGTTGCCCGGGACGAACAGCTTGCCGGCCAGCGAGTCTTCGCCGTAGCAGTAGTTGATGACCTCGTGCTCGTTTCCGAGTGTTGCCACGAAGTTACGGATGCACAGCGGAGTCGGCAAGCCGCTGACCTCGAACGATCCCACCAGGCCGGTGACCGGGTTGTCGATCGCCGTGGGCGACTCCGGCTCGTAATACACCAGGTAGATGTCGGCACTCGATCCGTCGGCATCGGCAAGCACCGCACCGTCAAGAGTCACGACGTCTCCAACCACTCCCGTGATCTTGCGCGGCGCACCGTTTGGTGTGTCCGCAGACCTGGTCGTGCCATCGGCTTCGATCAGCATCGCATAGCCGCCTGCCGATTTCTTGAACTGACCGCCGTCGCCACTGACGAGCGTGACGGTGTTGCCGCCGTCGTTGTCCGTCTGCGTCAAGCCGATCCCGACGTAGACACAGTCCTTGGCATCGCCGGCCCAAGCCATGTTGGCTTCGCCATCGCCCGGGAACGACAGGGTGTTTGTCTGGACGAATCCGCCCCTTACCTGCTTGGCGACCAGGTCGCCGCACTCGAAAATCGAGAAGCTGCTGGCCGGAGTCGTCGGCACGTACTTCGGGCCAGCCGTGACGTCCTCGGAGCCCATGAGGGACTTCCAGAGGGTGCGAACGGCCAGGTCGATCATCGCTGCGCCGGGGGAGCCGAGCGACTCGTCGATGTTGAAGTACATCGGGATGTTCCAGCCACAGACCTTCTTCTGCCGGATCATGTTGGTGTGATGCCGACCGGTCCGGTGCGGTGACGAGAAACGCGGCTGCGTGTAGTCGACGGACCCGCCTTCCAGCGTATAGACGAAGTCCGTATCCGTTGGCGGAATCAGGACGCCCCTCGTGGCCTCTTCCTTGATGTAGAAGCGCTGCTCAAGGGCGGAAGCAACGTTCCCAGCAGTGTAGATATTGGCATAGTTCTTCGCCATGTGAACAACCTCCTAACACTCGCCAACGAGTGGCTGGTAATAGATTACTGCTAACTCAAGTCTACCCAAGTACAGCGGCTTCATCAAATGCAGATCGGTACTGGTAGACAGATGCCTCATGTGCACAACTTCGGACAGTCCGAGACCTGGGACAGCCCACAGGGTCGTCTCGATCACCTGCATCAGGTCCCACAGCTTGGCCTGCGACACGGTCTCTTGCTCGGACGGCCCCATGATGACTTCGATCGCAATATTCCAGAAGGCCTTCTTCCGGCGCTGCTCGTGCTCGATGACCTCGGCCAGGTCGATACACTGAACGGCAGGCATCTCCCAGTCGCTAAAATCACTGGACTTTAGACGGACGATGTCGAATGCCCTGTAGTTCAGCTCGGCGACCAGATCCAGCCTGGCCAGCATAGCTGTTGCGATTTTCGTCTTTACTGAGTCGGCCATGTCTTTAACCCTCAGTATACAGCAAAGCTGCTCGCAGCGTGTCGATGATGAACGCCTGAGACGTCTTTATTGCCGGTCGCAAGTACGGCCTGGGAGGGATCTCCATCATCCGCGAGTGCTCTCGGACGTCCACGGCACGTGGGTCGATCGGGCGACCGAACGCCTGGCGCTGCATCCTTTGATGCGCCGGGACACGGACGCTCCCACGGAACCCGAACTCGTGGACCCAGGCATACGGAACATTGTACGACCCGGCCCTGATGCCCTCCTTGGTCGCATCCTTGAAAAACTCGTACCGCACCGAGTTGATCAGGCGGCCCGTGTCGATCAAGCCCCACTGACGGATGTTCAGCTTGGCGATCGAAGTGACGTAAAGACCGATCTTGGTGAACGCTTCTTTTAGGCGAGGAGAGCCAGGAGCCAGGTTGGCCACTTGAGTCTCGAACCTGGCGATAAGCTCTTGAGTGTTGTGAGTGATCGAAATATCAATCACGCGTCACCTGTTCTGGATAATCGCGTTGCCGGCCTTGAACTCTGTTCTCTTGTACCGCGCGATCACGTCCTTGACGTGCAGCGGTGCGGTCTGAACCCAAGAAACAGACTCGCCTTCCTTGCTCTTTGCGACCCTGCCGATGTCCGCAGCTTCGCGAATCCGGTAGTACCAGAACACGGTCCACAAGCACGCGTGAGACAAGTCGCTCGGGATCGGGTCGTACCCAGCATCGTAGTCGATCTTGATGTTGTTGTACCCGCTCGGGAAGATGTAATCCTTGTACAGCAAGCTGTTGAGGTCGTCGGCTATCCTGTAGTCGGACGAGTCGACCATGTCGTTCGGATCAGTAAAGTTGCTGTCGTTGTCTATCCACAACTCGTTGATCGTCAGAACGGGCCACTCGTTCAATAGGATGATGTTCTGCTTCCTGCCGTGCTGGTACTCGATGATGTTCGACTGCTTCTTAAGCATGCGATCACACTCACGCTCCAGGTCCTCGGACGCGGCGTTGATGAACAGCTCAAGGATGGAATCCTCTTCCGTCACCGTCGTCGGCACCTTGCAGTAGTTTTTTGCCGTGGCCAGATCCGTGAGTGCGTTCGCATTGAGAGCCATTACTTAGCAGCCTTTCCGTCTTTGGTTTGCCGGTCAGCAGCCGTCGCGGACTTGTTGGCTTGCGCCTGCTTGTCCTTCGCGTCGGCGGCAGCCTCGTTGCCCCTTACGGCGTCGGACACGTTGGCCTGACCGACGATCTGGAACATGCCTTTGTACTTGGCCAGGATCTGATAACAGATGTCATCGGGCAGATCCAGTTCCTCGTTGATGCCGACCAGCTTGGTGATCTTCTTGGCGTTATCCTCGCCTTCGTTTTCGATCCACTGGCAAGCCAACGGGTCATTGAAGCCACCGGATTTTTTCACCAACTTGATTTTCATACGTTACTCCTCTGTAAAGACGTTCATCCTTTACTGTTGTACCAGATCCGGGTGATTAGTGTACACGACTTTGCCGGATTTGATAATGGTGTCAGGGTCAAACGCTTCCCTGTCAAGGACTTTGATCGGCTTGAAGTCCGAGTCGGTTGCAAGCCCGAGGAACAGCTCCCTGAAGAACTCGGAGCAGTAGACCAGAAGGTCAGCGCTGAGCTTCCGCTCCTTCTTCATCAGTGAGCCGATGTGCCGTTTGTTCAGCTCTTGAGGAAAGTCGTACTTGATGCGCGCCTTGTTGGCAATGCACCAGTCCAGTCGCCTGTTGACTTCTTCCTCGCCGCCTTTGACCACCGGCACCTCGATGACCGCAAAGTAGTCGTTCTCTCGTAGGACGTCCAGAGGGTGAACGACGACCAGGCCCTTGCCTTTCATGTGAGCTATGATCGAAGCGCGATCCCCGTCGAAGCGGATCACCCCTCCGTGAGTCGTGAGTGTCTTCCCTGGCACGATCCGCTTTATGACTTTGGCGGCCAGGCTGTCGGTGTCGATCGACGCGAACCCGTAGACGCGCCCCGGCTTTGCCAGGTCGACCATTTTGAAGTAATCGGTCATGGGGAATTTGGTGTAGCCCATGGTCCGGAACGTCAGGTGAGCAACGTATTTGGACGCAAACCATTTCCAGAACCTGGATCGAGCGAACCGCTTAAGCAGTCCCATGATCATCCTCCAGCGAGGCTATCGATCTCCATCTTGAGGTCTTGCTCCGACGGAAAGTCGACAATCGCCCTCAGTCCAGATGGCCAGATAATCAGCCACCGGTTTTTCTCTCTCTTGTACCTGACTCCTTTGTACTCCTTGAACTGACCCATCTTTACCCCTTGAAGTGTTCGTAGAGCTTGAGCAAGTCGATCTTCAGACCAGCCGTATGCTGAATGATACAGCGCAGCTTGTTGCTGGCGTACTGCGAGTCGTAAAGAAATGTCTTGGTGCCGCGACCGTCGATGCCGAACAGATTGACAGATGTGACAAACGCCAAGTCGATGCCTCCGGCCACAAACGGCACGTTGCCGCCGGAGCCTTCCGGGATATCTGAAGCCATCACGCACCACAGGTACGCTTGGCCTACTGCGGAAGGGCCGTTAAGGATCAACATCTTCCCGCCAATGATGTCCATGTCGTAGGTCGGCCACCAGTCGATCGTCGTCTTCACGCAGTTGGAGTTGAGGCGAGTCTGGAAATCTTCGTCCGACTCCTCAGCTCCTTGAGTCAGTTCATCGTCAGATGAGTCCCAAAACTTTAGGGTGGCATCGCCGTAATCTGTCCCCTGACCGACGCCGGCATTATTACCCTTGCGGTTGTGCAGGGTTCCGTGCTTCGACGTGGTGAAAGAGATGGCACGAGGCTCGTAATGCCAGCCGGTTTTTGTCGTCTTCGGTTTGACGATTGGCGAGTTGTCTGAATCTACCGGCGCTTTTACCGAGACTTCCGGGATGCCTTCGTGCGCGGCGACCAGGTCGTCCAGCTCGTCGATCTCGTCCTGCGTCAAGGCATCGACAAAGACGATGTCAAGGTCGTCGTCACTGGTGTCGATGTAAGACAGGTCGGTCGTGATCTCGGTCGAGTCTTCAATCTCAGCAGCGAGAACGTCTGGTGCAACCTTGCCATTCGCCGTGTCGGTCCCGATCGAGTAAGTGTAGGCTGTCGCCGCCATGTCAGTCCCCTATCTTCTGAGCCCAGACGTAGGACTCCTTCACATAGACGCGCTTTCTTTCTGTCGCTGCATACTGCAGCCTGAAGGTGTTAGAGCCCGCTGAAAGATCCAGATAAAGCATCGAATGATACGCCTGGTACGCTCCGTCCTCGTACTTGAAGTTATAGAGCTCCAGCCACTGGTTATTGTAATTAGACCTGTTGACCCGGAGCCTGAGCTTGGTGATGACACCAGTGTCCTCGTTGCTCCACATGGTGTGGCCGTGGATGATGTACCGGCCTCCGGCCAGCGTGCAGGTCGCCGTCACCTTTGTTTGGTAACTCGATGACTTTGACGAAGACTCGCCGGTCGAGGCTGCCTCGCAGTTCTCGACATAGCCGCCGCCCTGGCCGAAACCGAACCGCAGGAGCGTGATCCCGTCGGTTGCCCCCAGGTCTGCGGTGCCGTTGTTAACGACCAGGTCGCCGCTGTTGATCTTGGTAGTCAGGTCGATGCCATCAAAGGTCGCCGACGCCCAGGCTTGCCAGCTCTTGGGGTCAATCGTGTAGGAGCCAGACGCCACGATCGTCACCCCGGTGGACTCCAGGGTGATGTCTGAGCCCGTGGTGTTCTTGATGATCCTCTGCTGACCGGCAAAGGCCGGCGCGCACAGAAGGAGCAGGATGATCAGGAGCCGCCTCATATACTTGTCCCCGAGATGATCGCGCCCACGATCACGTCTTTACAGTCTCCTGTCCAAACGCGAGCGCATAACTCATAGTCTTTCGTGATCGATACGGAATACGCCTGGGACTTCGATCTCTGATTGGTGAGGGAGATCGATGCAAGCACCGTCTTCGATCCTCCCTGGTGTTCGTATAGACGTATGGTGCAGGTGACCGACTGCGAGTTCGAGACGAATAGATAGAGGAGGACGGCGTTCGAGAAAGGAACGACTCGACCGGTCTTGTTGCATTCCACATTCTCATTGTACAGCCATTCGCGTCTGCCGGCGGATCCGCCCTTGCCCCAGGTGTACCCAGGAGACGCAGACGTAGCCAGCTCATTCGCCAGCTCCCGGAGCGCCGGCCCGACCTCCGTTGAGGTGAGATCCGATCCAGTCGGATCGAAGGGGACTCCATCCGCTTCAGGAGTGTGGTGCCAATCCCATGGCTGGGCACTGGCCATTGTCGAGACGAATAGACAGAGGATGATCAGGCGTAGATGCCTCACTTCAGCTCCTGGACGATGATATCGTTCCCTGCTGATGCTGCGATAGCATAGATCGCAACGTCTCCGACCGGAATCACGGCGATCTGTCTCCTGAACAATGGAATCCCTCGGGTCGCTCCTGACGTGGTCACCCCGGAGGGGCCATAGAAGATGATGCTCGTCGATGCATTGTAAATCAATACGCGCTGACGCTTTTCGTCTCTGGATCCTCCGACCTTAATTTCGATCTGGCTGGTCCCGATCGTGACGACAGCCGATGAATAGCCGGTATCGTTGACATCAGCCCGATCCGGACTGAACCAGCCCTGGGCTATCGCGACGTTGCCGATGGAGAGGAACAGGAGTACGATCAGCGTCTTCAGTTTCATTTTTTGTCTTTCTTAACGACGGGATTTTTCGGGGGAGGTATGACCTCCTTCAACTCCATGATGTTGTCCTCGACCTTCTTCTTCAGTTGGGCCGCCTTGGTATACAACCGACTGAACTCAAACGCATCTTTGTTCTCGGGAGAATCGAGGATCATCTTCGTCCATACGAAGTTGATGAACTCGGCAAAGTCCTTAGCATCCTGTTCCGTGAAGGTATTCTGCATGTTTTTACCCATTGGAAAGGGGAGCCGAAGCTCCCCTGACCCATTAGTTTACGAGAGTTCCATCACCCGAAGGTCTTCAGAGCTCGCACCCGTATCACCGATGATCTGCGGGACTGGAGTCGGTCCGATCCTCCAGATTTGTTTTTCACCCGGATGCAACGGATAGCCGTTGGCGACGGTCACGCCCGTCTTCCCGAAGTAGCCCGATTTATTCCCCTCGTTGGCGAGAGCAACCCACTTGCGGTTGGCGAGGGCCGAGGTCACGATATTGACCGCCGATGTGCTGAACGGAGTCGCAGTATTCTCGATAGCCGTGTTCGCCAGGTCGTCGTCGATATCGATCTCGCCAATCGGATTGGTGAGGTAGACATCGAGAGCACCCGTGGTAGATCCGATTGCATTGCCGGTACCGTCGAACGTCCATGCCTGAACGGCGTCATCCGTGGCATTCAGATCATCGATGTCCAGCTGGTTGGCACCGATCAGCATCTCACCATTCGGACCCGAGATGAATGCTTGATAGTCTCCTTCCGTCCCTGCCAGGACGGATGCCGGAACAGAGGTCAGATCATCGACACGAACGGAGAGGACGAATTGTCCAGGATCTTCAGTCGTATGTGCGCTGTCCTCATCGTAGATGCCAAGGCCAGTTGAGCTGGCGATATTGACATCCAGATACCCGGTCGTTGAGCTGATCGCGTTGCCCGATCCATCGAATAGGGCGGCGGCGGTATTCAGCCAATCGTCCGAGTTGATATTCTGGGATCCGATCTGAGTCCCATCATCACCCGCACGGACGTACGCACCAACGTTCGAGCCATCGTCTGGTCCCGTTGGGTCGAAAACCAATCTGCTTGTTGCATGCATAATGAACCCTCCATATTGCTAACTGGTCAAACACCGATCCCTTCTATCGGATCTTTGTTGCGATCCTTAAGCCCACGACCATATCTCCAGTTCTTGGTTGGCTTTGGAGGATCTAAAATACAGCGTATAACCAGAGACTTTTATACCTTCGTCGGACATTGGAACGCCTGGGAACATCGTCCACTTCGTCGCGAATCCACTCGTCAGACTAACCTCTATCTTACCATTCTCCGCGTTCTGGACGATATAGCGCCTCGTTGGATCTGGAAACGTATACGAATACACGGTGCTGGCGGTTGGCATCGGGACATTCGCTATCGTCGGCGTATCGGGAGCTGAGAATGAGACTTCGAGCGCTCCTTGATCCCCCCGGAGAAGGTAAAACTTCCCGTCACTATCGTCATACGTGACGATAGGGATACCTCCGTCGGCCAGGAGGTTCCCGTCCTGGGCATCGAGGATATTCCCGGCGATCGGGAAGTCCGTGACGGTCGTGCCGTACAGGCCGAGCTGCGCGTCACCTGAGGTGACAATGACCTCAAGGTGCAGGTGGTCGTGAATCCTCGAAACGACGATTCTGCTTGCTTCGGCAGAAACGTGAGAAGGGTGTGCTGCAACTTCGTACCGTGACGCGGGTTCGTCGTCTCGACCGCCGCCCCAGTCGTAATACTTCGCCGTGACCGTCCCGACTGCGGTCTTCACAAAGATCGAAGACAGGAACGAGTTGCCGCCGGTGTTGATGCGAAAGACGTAGGTGCCGGGTGTCAGCGTGGACAAGGGACGAATGATCCATCGCGATGAGTGCGGTGGCAATCTTATCTGCTGATCATTCGCCATGCTTGGCCCCTAAAAGGTCAAAAGGGGAGAGGAGCCCCCTCCCCTCCCCTCCGATTCGAGGTTAAGGCCAAATTACTTGGCGATGTTGATACCGTACACGATCGACTTCTCGACCGCACCTTGTGCGTGACCTTGGAAGTCCACCCGCCGGTAGGAGGCGAGCAGCCAACGGTCAGCAGGAGGCAGGTCGGGCATCAGCTTAACGCGGATCGGTCGGCGTTGACCGACGAACCAGCGGCTGACGTTCCAGATCAGGATGCCGGCGCGGTTCACCGTGACGCCGTCGTAAACGCCAGCAGCGTTCAAGTCCTCGCGGAAGTGCTCGCTGTTGACGATGGGAATGCCTTGCCATGCGGCCAAGGCCCCTTTGAGGATCGTGGCCATCGGGCCGAACTTCTCAACCGTCGTGACTTCGGGCAGGTTGATCAGCTGGTTGTAGACGATCGGTCCGCAGACGATCAGGAGCTGCTCCGGGTCGCTGCCGAACTTGCCCATGCGGCTGCGAAGGGTGCCCATCTTGGTGTTGTCGGCGGCCGCGTTGGCGAAGTCGTAGGTCGCGCCGTTGCCAGAGTTGGCCAGGGCCTGGCGACGACCACCCTTCCACGCCTTCTCCGCCAGGTCGGCACCGCCGGCCTGAGTGTCGGAGTCGATGTGAGTGCCGTCGTCGTCACCCGAGATGATACAGGATTCGGCTGCCCGCTCCTGCGCCTTGACGACTTCGTCCCTGGCACTTCCGATGAAGTCCGGAGCCGAGTCTTCTTGGAGTTCTTCGGGGAGCGGATAGAATTCTTCCAGCTTGGTCGCCGTGAAGGTGATCTTGTCCGTCCCGTAGTTCGTTCCGGTGAACGACGTCGAGCCCTCGGTCGCGATCCGCGCCTTGGTGACGTCTTTCAGCTTCGGCTGATCGAACGGGTTGG